ACCAAGCAACCATGGCACCCCTGTTCCGGTCAATATATCATGAACTACCAGACCAATCATCACACATGGTTCATCATCCACCATGACGATCAAAGAGTAGTCTGATAACTCAGCACCTTTCATCATAGCCTGTATCGGTGTATGTCTATTTGATGCCCATACTTCCTCAGCATCAGCCTGGCGCATATCAGCAGCTATTGCTTCAATCAGCTCCTGAGTCGGTTTGACGAATTTAACTTCCACCTATATCAACCCTTGGTATCACTGACAGTATAGCCATTGGAAGCGGTGAACGCTGCTCGATTCTCAACCCACCACCTTTATTCCATGATGGATCAACATGAACCTCTTGTTTGTAAGTCTTCAATGCGATGGAGCCGTATCCATCACTATCAAATCGTGGCTTGATTTCCTGATAAGTGATGGCGGTCCCGCTGTTCAAGTCTTGCCGAGCACCGACAAAACCTCCTCTGGTGGATTCCACTTCAATCACAACTTTTGAGACTGATACTTCCTGCGCTTTCACGGTTTCATTTGCAGATGCAACATCGATATCAAGAAGTTCAATAGCAGGAGTGTAAGCTAACCCTACATGCACTTTTGATGCAGCCCGATCAAGAGTGATTGATCCAGACGATACAACCTTCCCTATCACCTCGTTTCCGTCTGATAATACGGCAACAGCTTCACCTTCGAGATGGTCAAGACCTGTTATTGTGGTTGTTGCAGTTCCACTATAGGTGATTCCTGAGTCAACATAAAACGCATCAACAGCGTTTGTAGACTCACGCGGATCAAGTCGCTCAACATATCGCTTTGTCTGCCCGCCGATGGTTCTTTTAACGATGAAATAAGGTGCATCACGACTACCCTCAGTGACGGTGGATACCGCTTCAAACTCACCATTGGTAGTATGTCGGTGCCAGCCCCATACTTGATGTTCACGCTGGTAAGTCAAACCAAGCATCACACCGTCATTGCGAATACACCACAAGATACCATAAGGTTCATCGGCATAAGCCATATCTGTGATCTCATATCCATTGAACAGATGCTCTGCCATCAGTGACAAATCGGTACCAACATATTTACCGGTGGTGAGCTCATCATATCCAAGGTCACGAATCCTGGCACCTTTTTCTTGCAGATAAAGCGCGGTGCTATTGATGACAACAGGCTTAACCCAGGACGACCCATTATATGATTGAATACGTACACCGATAGTTGATGGTGTAAGCACTCTGTCTTGACCTTCACTGACTGCCCATTCACCGCCTGAAGTCATCAGTATTAATGTATCGAGTGAAATGATATGACGAATCTCATTAACTTGCTGTGCAGCTATAGTGAACGTAATCGCATCATCATCACGAAGCGGACTGGATGCACGTAATGAATCAAATATTGCAGTTTGTGTTGTGAATAACTTCTGCGGGTCATTCGTTGTGTTGGCAAATACTTGGCGCTGTTGATAGTAATTCACAGCTGAGGGTTTGTTCCCAACACCGTTGAACGGCTGCCTATCTTGAGGAGGTGCATCACTGGTGATAGGTGCGAAGTTAAAGTCATCAAACGCCAGTGCAGTAGACTCACCGATCCACCCATACACACCGGTTCCTGTTGATGGATCTTTATATATCCGATAATAATCAGCACCGGGGATAGCAGCCCATGCGATCCTTACATAAGCTGTAGTAGACAATGACGGTGTAGTGATTGATGATGATGCTGACGCTAATGATTCAACACCGTCCGCATCAACAGCAGTAACCACATAGGTGTACGTTTTATTATATGTACCAGCACCCGATCCACCAGCTGTAAGAGAGCTGATTACCGGTGCCGTTACTGTGTTGACAATGTCCAATCAGCATCAGCAGCTCTAGTCAGATTTGCTGGGTCATGATCTGGATGAACAATCGTCATTGTATCAGCAGATTGAGTATAACCTAATCGAGGAAGCTGAGCCTCAGTGTATGTGGTTACAATTTCATAGATTGCATCACTCTGTGCTGAACCACCTGATGTATAAGCAGTGAACGCAGTGCTATCAACACCTTGAAGTTCAAAAGTTGTTGCGGTTACATTGGCAATGACATACGTGTTTCCGTTCACTTCTGTCATACCAATAACACCAGTGATCGTAACAGATTCACCATTTAAAAAAGTATGCGCAGCAGAAGTGGTAACAACAGCTGGATTTGCTTGTGTAATGTTAGTTATCGTTGCAGCAGCCTTCAGAACGAACTCACCATTTTTTACTACTCGAATCAGATTCTCTTCAAACACCAACATGTATGTTTGCGCGGTGTTATAGCTGAACGGTATCAACCTACCCTTCTTCGATTGATCTTTTAATTCACCAACAAAACGTGTACCAGGGCGTGAATATACACCACCTTGAGCGCGTACAAACATATTTTCACACAGGTTAAGACCTGCGGAATATTTAGTTATATCAGCACGGGATTGTACGGAGGGTGAAAGTTCACCAGCTGTAAAACTGCGTTGAATTTTCTGCGGCACAGCTTATCTCCTGATAGTTTCAAATTCACTCAGCGGAGGATCAGAATATTCATCATTTAAGTCGTTTGCCATAGCAGCATCAAGATAATGTTTATATAACTGCAAAGAATCATCGCGTAATTGTCGCCCAGTCTCAGCACCAACAATGGGAATGGCTACTTCTGATGAGATCAAATGACTCAGTGCAAGAATAAAGTCAGGTGTGAATAAATTCGGATCTGTAACCTTTGCAGAATAATCAATGCGCAAGTCAGCCTCATTTGATCCAATAGTCTTATTATCACTGAAATTAAATACCTCGAATGGTACTTGGCTACGAATATCTCTCAATGGTAAAAGCTGACTATCAATTAATCTTGATACTACATCAGCATTAGCATTAGAAAGCTCCTCATGAGCACCAACGAGGCGACGAATCTTCAAACAATCATTTGGATATTGATAAGCATAAACCCAATTAAATATATCCGTAGTGAGTAAAGAAAGTGCTCGAATTTTGCGATTGAATCCCCATGGCATTTCGGTGAGCATTCGATCACGTAGTATTGGATATTTCAATTTACAAAGCTGTGCCTGAAGACTTCCTTCAGTAAATGAGTTGATACTTCCAGCACGAACATTAGAGAGTGCCAGGTTACATATTTCAATCTCACTTGACATGTCATGGCACTCCTAAGATTTTGTTTATGGCATAAGTACTATCTGCCGGACCTTGTGGAATAGTGGTAAAATCACTGGATACGTGTGCAACTCGAACGGTTTCTGTAGATTCTATACCATTAGTTGGAATGTATTCTTTTAAATCAAGTCCCTGATAAATATGTGCTCCCCACAATTGTGCTGATCCTATTGCAGCAACAGAAACAGACCAAACAGGAGATGCACCAGCGGATGGTAATATCAATACCCTAAGTAAATTATTATTTGAATCATTTGAAGTTACTGAATAATGAACAAGCCAATAGTCATTTTTATCTATAACTTCTGTTACATTTAAAATACTAGGACCAGAATTATTAAATTCTCCAGTATTTGTATCGATTGATAATCTATTTGTTTCAGTAGTACTACCGAGATAAATTAAATATATAGCAGGGAATCTTGTTGTTCTTCCAATAGTATCTTTTTTAATTCTAATAGTGATACTATATGGTAATAACCCATTTATAGTTACAGTTTCTTGCACCCCTTCATAGGTCGTATTATCATCATCTTCAATAGTGTATCCGCTATTGCTACCATCTGGTGCAGACCATGTATTTGCTGTAATTATCGGTGTTCCGACAATTGTAGACCATAAATTAAAATTAACAGAATATGGGACTTTATTTGTCACATTCTCAACAACATAATCATTAATCAACCCACTCTTTGTGCCACCTCCACGCCCTGAACCTGTTCCCCCAGTGATAGCAAGCTGATGTGTATTATTATAGATATCAGACGTACCACTTGCAGAAGCATCAAGATACACTCGGTCTGCCATCGCACGAACAACATTACCGGTGGCGACCTGTTCATATCGAGGGGTGTTGCTATCCATGGCGAATTTCATCGCCCCTCTCACAGCACGTCTGATAGCTGGTCTGATCATGGCTTATCCGGGGTAGAGATTTCAACACCGACACTCGCAACAGTAGCGCTCTTATTCATTCGATAAATACCTGCTGCTTCGACCACTACGCCAGTGTTTGTTGCAGTAACCTGCTGCAGCGCACCATTAATATAGTAGTCACTGTAGCTATCATCAGCATTCTTCTTTTGCACCGTTGCAGTCTCAGCACCAGCAAGCCCTGGTGCTGTTAGATGAGCATGTGACACAACACCCTTTGCAACATCAGTGATGGTGAAATCTTCAGACTGTGCAGCGCTCGTCGTTGCCGTGAGGATTACGGTACTCATGATTGCTCTCCATAAAGCTGTTCTGCTTTATCACCGG